CGATCACCATGTCTCAGAGGCGGGACTACCTAAAGGGATGATCGATCAATGGGTGTCGGTGGAGGATGGAAAAGCCTAATACCACTAAGCAAATGGCCACGGAAGCGAAGCTTAAAAATATGCTTCTTAAAGTACCCGAGGATCATGCCGGAATGTCCCAACGGGAACTGGCGGATAAATCGGGGATACCTAGGCGGACTATTCGTAAGATTGAGGCCGAAGCAATTACGAAGATTACCGACTACATTCAGCAATTTATTAGGGAAGAGGGTTCCGAATAATGGCTACTCTGAAAGGTGAGATCCGTAGCCTGTTCGACCGGCTACCCGAGGGAGAGTTTTCCCACCACAATGATGTACTTAATCCGCTATGCCTAATCGTGGCTAAATTTATAGACGATACAGAACAGGCGGTTCAGGTAGTCGAACGAATACTTCAGCACACATCCCACCGTTCACACCAGGCTAATGAGATTAGAAACTCAATAACCGGTGCACAGAAACACCTCGCCGATCCGAACAGAATAACCGTCAAGCGGGTAAGGACCGAGGTCGATCCATCACTACAAAAATCCTCCATCGGATATGCCGGGCTGTTCGATGAATATTCCCTCCGATCCGATGCCATTCCAAAGAATGCGGCGGATGCGCTGGGCGGTCTGTTCGATCCCGATGATGTGATATTCGTACAGCCCGAACTATTTAATAAGCCACTCGAATATTGTAACCGAGTGGATACATGGACAAAGCACGACCTCTCACAATACCAGTACACCACTTACAACCCATCAGTCGATCAGCCAACCGGCAGAAACGAACAGAATCTAAAGTGCCGAAAGTATTTGCTCCACGAAATTGATGACAAGGGGATCTCCTTCGAGCAACAGCTTGGATTTATCCAGCAACTCGAAAACATCGCCCCCCTCAAGATGATCGTAAATTCAGGAGGAAAATCACTCCATGCATGGTTTCACTGGATTGCCGGTAAGCGGGATGAATTTCTTACCCTCTCACAAAAGCTAGGCGGAGATTCCCGATTTGCCAATTCGTCTCAGCTTTGCCGACTCCCCTGGGGAACCCGCAGAAAAGAAGGAGAACGGTATTCCGCCATTCAACCGATTCTGTTTTGGCGGGAATGAAGAATACGCTGTTAAAGGCAACGATCATCCGAAGGTTTATTAAGTTAGGCATCCCACCTGTTCAGGCGATGGATTATGCCCAACGAATGAACGAGGGTGATGCCGTTTTCCTTGTCAGAAATCACATAAATTTAAAGCCCCAAATAATTTTATCATTAATCAAAAATCACACAAAATAATACTATGGCCAAAAGAGAAGATTACATTAACGAGCAAACACTATCCACCGCCGATGAAGTGGATCGGTTCCTAGCGGGCAAATCGCCCACCGCATCCTATCAGGAACCAATCCCCGCCATCGAATTAAATGCGATTACTGATGATCCATTACCCGCTCCCGAATTTATCGATCTATTCCAAGTCATGGCGGATGCCTCCGATCCTTCCACTCTTCCACCGGTACTAATTGATACCATCCTCCATAAGGGCTGTAAGATGATACTCTCAGGCTCCTCGAAGGCGGGTAAGACTCTTGCCCTCATGCACCTCGGCCTAGCCGCCGCAAATGGCTTGAGCTGGATGGGTCATAAGATTAACCAAGAGTGCAAGGTTGTATATCTCGACTTCGAGCTTGTCCCTCGCCTCGCCAAGGAACGAATAAAGGAGGTTATCAACCATCCCGACAATAACTACTCTCCAACCACTAATTATCGATATTGTGGCTTACGAGGGCAGAACCGGTCCCTCGATGAACTGGCACTCCACATCCAAAACATTAAAGACTTCGATCCCGACCTCGTAATTGTCGATCCATTTTATAAATTAGGCGGGGAATACGATGAGAATGATGCCGGCTCAGTCTCCGCGGTCCTCAATAAAATGGAACAATTCTCCGAGCAGTTAGGCTGTGCATTCGTCTATGCCCACCACTTCTCAAAAGGGAATAAAGCAGAAACCGATCATATCGACCGAGCAAGCGGTTCAGGAGTATTCGCAAGAGATCCCGATGCCATCCTTACCCTCACCCCCCACGAAGAGGAATATCACCTAGTCCTCGAAGGTACGCTCAGAAACTTTCCCACCCCCGATAAACAGGTAGTCGAATTCTCTTGGCCGAACTTCATCCATAAGCCCGACCTCGATCCCAATCTGAGAAAGCCTGGACAGGCCGCAGAATCCAAAAAGTTAAACGAAAGCCTAGCTGAAAAATTACTCGGATTGCTGGAAAAAGGTCAGATCGAAGGATTCAATGTTATGCGTTTACAGCTTCAGGATTTGACGAATAATGAAGTCACCAAGGAACGAATGAATAACATTTTAAAGCTTCTGAGAGGCAAAATTGATGTTCAGAAAGGCGGTAGAGGGATCGAAAATATATACTCTGCCAAGCTCAAATTGCGATAGGATAGTGTACTAACTCAGTAGAATCTGAGTAGTAGTAGGTGAACTATATATATACTACTACTACTACTAGTGGAAAGACAGGCTGTAAGTAGTGGTAGCTCGCGCTTACCCAAAGGCCGTCAAGCCGGCCTATTGGGATAAGCCCGCCACCGGCCAGCGGTGAACCGCAACCACTACATTATCAGCCTACAAGCTCATTCGGATAATAGATTAAAAATGGAAAGCATCGACCAGGTTAATCAGTTCGACCAGCAATACCGTTAAAGAGGTGTAAATATATCCATCGATCAATCACAGCAAAGAGGCCATTCGATATAAATCCAATGCCGTCTAAGAGGTATAAAGATAATTATCAGATAACCGATAAGGCTGGTAGCCGGTCAATCACAGCAAATCGGGCATTCAGAGGAATGGAGGGATTGGCTGTCTTATACCCTAGCGTGGTAGATTATATAGGTTGGAGGGTAAAAACGCTCTGAGCGTCCTCTACGGGGCTTTAAGAGGCTATTCTGTCTTGCTACCTTCAGCCCACTCGTCAATGATTTGTCCAGCAGATAATTTCTTCTGCTCGGAGATATGCTTAATCTGATCCCTGGTAGCTGGATCGATCATGCAATGAAATTGGACTCGTTTGACTCCTTTGCGGTTCGGAGGTCGGCCTGTTTGGTTTGGGCGTTTTCCACCCCATTGTTTTTTATCGGTCATTAATTAATCTCCTCTTCTTTGGATACTCGCTGGAGATAGGAAACGATTGTCGTGACAATACTGGAATGCTCTTCAGGCATCCGTTCTGCCAACTCTTTCACATTACCCATGAAAGATCCATCGGCTCGGCTCATAAGCATATTAAAGAATAAACCTTCGACATCGTTCTTTGGAGCGGCCTTGGTTGCGAATACTACCTCCGAGTCAATATCGGCGATTGTTTTGATGAAACTGTGTATTGGGTTATTGGTCATTATTCGCAAGCTAAACGATATCCTTCTTCGTCAATGACTTCAACTTGAGCTAAAGTCGGATGCTCTACTGCGACTATTTGCTCTCCATCTTTTAGTTTAGCTAAAACTTTAGCTTGTGCATCCTTAGAGGAAGTTGCGTTAATGTTGTATATGTCGGCTGAAGTTATAACCTGGTAATTTTCTCCGCCGAACATATCGTCTATATCTGTAGTGTTATCCATGCCCTCAATCTAGATTATCTTTACATAAAAGCAAGATATAATTTACATTTATTTTTAATAATGTTGTAAGTGGCTAGTAATTAACGAGCTAAGAAACGAAAAAAATTACGATTCCACATCAGTAATCTCAGCATCGACTACCTTCTCATCCTTCAGATTAGCCAGCTCGGCTCGGATCTCATCGAGGGATAAAGATTTCTTCACTTCGATGGTTTGAGTAGGTTCACCTTCATACTGGCGATGCTTATCGATTAAGATACCGGTGGCTATTGGTAGGACTCCATTCGGTATCTCATCATCGTTAAGTTTTGTTATGAGCTTTTCAACGGCAAGATGGGTAGCAGTTCCGATTAAGGCTCTTAAATGCTTTTTAGAGTCCTTCAGAGCATCTGCCTCACGAGATCGAACGATTGCAACTGTATGCGGTGAGACTTTACACGCTTTAATTATCGATGAGACTGTTGCCCCTTGGGCTAACATCTGAACTACCTTAGCGTAGTCCTTGGGTCTTTTATCGAATAGCTGTTGGCCGGTCCAAACTGATGGGCATACATCCTCGGTCTTCAGGTTCGCTGGAAGATTCTCAGCATATTCTACTTTTCTTGGTCGTTTAGTCGGCATGAAATTAATCGGTGCAGTACTATGATAATGAATTATCAATAAGCATTTTGGCAAGTACAATTAGACATAATCATTATTCTACGAACACGATTTTGTTAAAAACTATGCAGAACGATAATAAAAACGCATATATTTAATATTTTTATGCGATTTGTGTCACCGACAGGGGGGGAGGGGGGTCGGATTTCGCGGCCCGCCGATCACCGAGACCGATTGTAGCCCATAAAAAAATTTCCACCAATTGCGTACCACCAGCCTCTAAAAATGTTACAATCGTGTCAATGGCATTATCCTGGACACCGCACCCCGCTCTCCCGCCTCTGACAAAATCGGAGATGCTGTCCATGTCCCCCGAGTCAATCCTCGCATACTGGGAGAAAAGGGAGGAAGCGATCAAGCTCGAACTCGATGATCCCTACCGGCATGGCTTTGAACTCGATACATGGAAATTAGCGGATAAGGAACTGAAGACACACTCGGAAATTCTGCTTATGGGAGGCAACCGAGCAGGCAAGTCCGAACTTTGTGCGAAGAGAGTGGTTCAGACTTTAGTTGAGAATCCAGGCACAATTATTTGGTGTTTAACGGAAACATCGGCAAATTCGATTCAATTTCAGCAAAAGCTCGTATTTAAATACCTTCCAAAGGAGTTAAAATCGTTGGGCAGAGGTAAGGTTGGATATGTGATGTACAGCCTTCGTAATGGCTTTACGGCCTCAAAGTTTACTCTGCCTAATCGGTCCGAGTGCATCTTTAGGAATTGGAGTCAGGACATCAGTACAATCGAGGGTGGAGAAATCGGATGTCCCTCTCCACCGGTAGCCGGCACCCACAACATTGGATTTTGGGCTGACGAATTGGTGCCAATGTCGTGGGTGAATACGCTCAGGTTTAGATGCGTAACAAGATCCCATGAGAGTCCACATGATGGAGTAGTTCGCCCAGCAAGTGGCTTAATATCCTTCACCGCAGTAGACGGATGGAACTCGGTCGTAAAGAGTATGCTAACTGGAGCGAGAACAGTCGAATCGGCAAAAGCGGACCTATTAGACGGCGAAGAAGTCCCCCTCGTCCAACAGCCCATCCGCAAAGCCAGTTCAGTGGTTTATTTCCACACGGAGGCGAATCCCTTTGGAGGTTGGGCGGCCATGAAGAATCAATTGGAGGGTGAGAAGAGGGAAACGATTCTTTGTCGGGCATATGGAGTCCCTGTGAGGCAGTCTAGGGCAATATTTCCCAATCTTACCGACAAAAACTTCGTAACATCTGAGAAACTGCCCGATTTCTCCGAAGCAAATTGGGTATTATCCATCGATCCGGCGGGAGCAAAACCTTGGACAATGGTCCTCTTTGCCATCGATCCTCATGGGGTCGCATGGGCAGTTAAGGAGTTCCCTGACTTCGACACATGGGGTGGATGGATTGATCTGACAAAGGATAAACTATCCGCTGGCGAGGCGGCCCAACCGAACGGGTACGGATTAAAGGATTATGCCGATGAGATTAGACGAATGGAGAAGATTTGTGGCGATAAGGAGGTCATCCGCATAATCGACCCTCGTCTTGGGGCGGCAAGTTATCAGAAAGCGGAAGGATCTTCCAACATTATAGACGATTTATCGGATGAAGATATCATCGTTCAGCCCGCCGAAGCACTCGATATCGAAACAGGACTTCAGGCAATCAATAATTTATTAGCATGGGATCGGGAAAAAGAGATGGATTTGGATAATAAGCCTAAATTGATGTTTAGCGATGAGTGCCAAAATCTCATAAGTTGTATGCAAGCATATCAGCCTGGTGATTTAAAAAACCCGAGTAAGGATTTTGTCGATTTAGCCAGGTATTTTTCCATCGGTAATTTCGAATATTTCAGTGAGGAGGAAATGGTTTCAACAGGCGGAGGAGGGTATTAATTATGGGAAAAGTAAAAAAGTGGTCAAAGATGCAGAGGGACCATGTGGTAGTTTTGCGGAAGACTGGAATGAGTTGGCCGAAGATCAGCAAGCAATTAGGCATCCCTCGTTCAACCTGTCGGGGGATTTGGATCGAGGACTCGGACGGGGAAGTGGCTTTACCCGCTCCACCGGCAAAGCAGATAGAAAAGGCGAGGGTGCTAAAACTCGTCCCAAATCCCCGCCTTATGCTCATTCACTTTGATGATCGGGAAGGCGTTGCAAGGTGCGTTAAGAGACCAGAAGCCAATCATCCTCCAAAGAGCGAAATCTATGTCAAAAAGGTCGAAGGAGACGATGATCTGTATCGAATCGTATGAGCAACAGGAAAAGAGGATCGATGCCATGCTTAGAGAAATGGTGGTCGAAGAGGGATTGGCGGCAATGGATACGGGAAGAGACCCGAAAACGCATACTCTCAAGGAAATTAGCGAATTTATCGGAGTGCCAATCGTGGCAGTCCACAGAGTCGAAAAAGAAGCTCTGAAAAAACTTAAAAAAATAATGTTAGAATGTGGGGTTAAACATGGAAATTCAGGAATTTAGCGAAAAAGGGCCGGATATAGATGCCATAAAGAAGGAGTTCGATGATGCAAAAGCGGATCTCTCCTTTTGGATGGACAAAGCCGAGCAAGGTAGGGAGTGTCGATTTAACGAATGGGCGGGCAAGGATGAAAGCGGAAAGAAGAACGGACCGGAGGCATTTCCTTGGGACGGAGCCAGCGACCTTGAGGCAAATTTGATTAATCCCTTAATTGATGGAGATGTAGCCCTCCTTTCTCAATCGTTATCACAAGCCAACCTCGTAGCCGCTCCCGTAGAGAGTTCCGACATTGGCAGTGCGAAGATGGTAAGCGAATTTTTGAAGTGGCGGATGAACTCAATGACGGAACTCCCTCGGGAGGCCGCCATCGGAGCCAACTATTTATTACAGAATGGAATCACCTTTTTCGGCACTTACTGGAAGCGTGAAACCACTCGAGTATTTAAGGATATCAGCTTGGAAGAGATTGCCCAAATGAGTCCCGAGTTGGCAATGGCGATCCAAGATCCCGAAATGAAAGAGGGAGTCGAGGAGATGTTATTCCCGCTATTTCCTAATCTGAAAAAGCGAAGAGTCAGGAAGATGATTAACGAACTTCGCAAAACTGGTCAGGCAAAAATCCCGACTGAAAAGGCGGTAGTCAATCGACCGGCAATTAAAGCTTATGAATTAGGCAGAGAAATAATCATCGATTCTAATGTAATTGATTTAGAATCTGCCAGGTCAATTCATTGCATCCACTACTATTCTCCCGAAGCTCTCATGCAGAAAGTTAATGAGGGATGGGACAAAAAATGGATCGAAGAAGTCCTCGAAAACTCGAAAGGCTTTTATGCGGATGAAAGTTATTCGACTGATTTAATGTCTTACGACTCTGGCAACTTTTACGGAACACAGAATTACGAAGGTATGGTTCGAGTAATTACAACTTATCGTAAGGAACTCGATGAAGATGATGTACCTATTTGCACGATTACCTGCTGGGCAGATGAGGCGGAAGGGCATGGTTTTCATAGCCCGATGGAATACGATGAAGGTCGTTATCCATTCGTTTGTATCACTCGTGAAAACTTAAATCACCGCCTACTCGATTCCCGAGGATATCCTGAACTTTTAAAGTCTTACCAACAGGCCGTGAAAACAGAACTCGATAGTCGGCGTGACCGTGCATCAATGAGTACAATGCCAGCCGCAGAATATGTCGTTGGCCGGAAGCCCGAACGGATCGGGCCGGGTGCGCAGATTCCAGTTCGCAGAAGGGGAGAGTTTGGATTCGTTGAAATCCCTCGCTACTCCCCCGCCTCGATGGAGGTGGAGATGCAGTTAAGACAACTCGCCAACAAGATAACCGGCCGAGCAACATCACCCGAAGACGCAGTTGAAGCAAACAGCATCAGACAGCACCTCGTAAACCAATGGCTCAATGGATTCAAACAGATTTTAAATCGTGTATGGTGCTTGGATAGAACCTATGGCGGTCCGCAGATATGGTTCAGAGTCACCAATAATGAACAGGGTGCCATGCTCATGCTCGATGAAACGGCAGAGGTTTATGATTTTAATATTACATGGAACAGCATGAACCAGGATGAAGAGAAGGTTCTTCAGAAGTTGGATACAGTTGGTAAATTAATGTCGCAGTATGACAGACAGGGTCAAGCTCGGTATGACATTTACCTTCGTAAAGTGCTTGAAGCAATCGATCCTAATCTAGCCGGTCAATTGATCGCCCCAGCAGAAGAGGCAACTGACAAGGAGATTAAGGAAACTTCTGCCGATATTGCTAAGATATTCTCGGGGCAAGTGGTTAATGCACCACAGCAAGGGGTAAATTCTCAACTTCGCCTACAGGTTCTTCAGCAGTACTTGCAAGGAACTCCCGAAGTGCCAGCGACCGATGTTCAAAATCGTATGCAAGAGGACGAAAACTTTGCGAAGAGGCTTCAGACATATGCGGGTCAGCTCGAACAAATGGAAGCACAGAATCGCAACGCGCTAATTGGACAGCTAGGTACTGCTCCTGGTAATGTACCAGGTACATCGATGGCCGCTTAACTAAAAGGAAATATATTATGCCAAAAGTAGGAAAAAAACATTATTCGTACACGCCCAAAGGAATGGCTAAAGCTAAAGCCGCCGCCAAGAAATCGGGTAAAAAGATAAGCTATGCCAAGAAAAGCACTCGGAAGGCCAAGTAAGGTTAACAGCCCAAGAAGAATCCGAAAGGGTGAAGCTGGGTATGGGGTTAAGAAATTTGTGGTGCGAGCATCTGAAGGCGGTAAGCAGAAGACAATTCGCTATGGGGATGCTAAGATGAAGATCAGAAAGTCTAACCCATCTGCCCGTAAGTCTTTTCGTGCAAGGCATAGTTGTGATCAGAAAAAGTCAAAGCTAACGGCGGGATATTGGTCCTGTAAGAAGTGGTAAGATGCCAAAGGACGCTTGCTATAAAAAGGTAAAGGCTCGGGTAAAGGTATTTCCATCCGCCCGAGCATCGCAACAGATTGCCAAGTGCCGGAAGTCCAAGGGACAGGTCAAGAAGTCTACGGCTGGATCTTCATTAAAAAGATGGGGTGCTGAGAAATGGAAAGATACACGGACCGGAAAACCATGCGGACAGGGTAAGGCGAATGAATACTGCCGCCCGACAAAGAGAGTTTCGAGTAAAACGCCCAAGCTAAAATCAGAGATGAGCAAAAGCCAATTGAAACGGAAGAAGGCGGAAAAATCGAAGGTTGGCATGGGAAGAAGAGTTAAACCAATAAGAAGGAAAAAATGACACTAGGTGATGCGATTAACGGCCTCGGCGAACAGACCGAATGGCTTACCATTAAAGAATTTATCCGTGAACAACGGGATATGTGCCTAGTCGATTTTCAGGACTACACTCATGTCGATAATCCGCAAAAACTCGCCCGACTAAGTGGTGAAATTGCTGGGTTATCCCGAATAATTGAAAGCTTGGAAAATGCCGAAACTGACGCCCCACCAGCAGTTTAAAAACGAACATCGGGCCTTGCTGAATCGCTGGCTCGAAGAGAGCGACATCGAGGACACCGACATGGCGAAGATAGCTTTAACCGATATCGAAGAGTGGATGGATGAAGAAGTGATTGAGTTCGATTCCGACATCGCTCTAGATGACCTCGAAGAATAAAAAAGTCGGGTATATTTATGAACAGGCTTTTTTCACTGAAGCTCTTCGCCACGATTTAGATGTATTTACACCCTTGGGGGACTATTTGCCAGTAGACTGCCTAGTCCAAAACATGGCTGGCAGAATTTACAAAATCCAAATTAAAGGAAGCTCTAAACCCTCTGCTTGTAAGAGGAAAGATGGGACTTTTGGCCGCTATAAAATTTCGACTAGCTCAGGCCGAACTTATCGGACTTCAATTGATTGCACAAAAGTCGATGTGGTGGCCTGTTTTTGTGCCAAAATTGGAGTTTGGTATTTGATCCCGTGCTTAGAGATTAACAACGCAATTACAATTAGTTTATCGCCTGATAACCCCGAATCGAAGGGAAAGCACGAAAAATATCGGGAAAACTGGGACATATTTAAAACTCCCTGAAAATTTTATCCGCCCCCCTGTCATAATTGGAAATGGCGAACCATTTCGGTCCGCAGAAAACGCAAGAGTGCGAACTTCCCAAACGCAGAGAAAATATGGCAGATACAGAATTAAGCGAGGCTCCGGCTACAACAGAAGCAGAAACACAAACGCAAAGCATTACGACCCTTGAGGAGTTGACGGCATCATTCGTTGACAAAGTTGAGGAGAGTGAAGCGAAACAGGAATCCGAGGTGACCGCCGAGTCCGAGACTCAGCCCACAGATACGGAAACCGACCAGGATACAGATGTTCTTTTACAGTCAACCGAATCTGAGGAATCAGAGGAGGAGGAAACGGAAGAGATAGCAGAAGAGGAGGAGTCCACTGAAGAATCGGGGGACAATGAACCACAGTCTAAAGCTGTTGGTAAACTTCTGAAACAGGTGAACCGCTTGACCGCCCGCAGTAAATCTAGCGAAGAGTTAGTCGAAACACTTAAATCAGAAATTGCATCATTAAAATCCAACCCTCAAAAGCAATCGGAATCCAGTCAGCCCGCTCTCGAAGAAGTCCAGGACTTTCAGTCAT